GCAGAAGTATCGGGACGTAGCGGACAGAGTAACAGACAACGTAGAGGCAGGCGGCTCAGATTATGTCGCCGGATAGGAGGAAGAAATGAGTGAGATTATTTTTGAGGTTTTGAAAGTTATTGTGATGTTGGTGGTACTGCTTTTTATGAGGTATGTCATTCCGTGGGTAAAGGCTCGGATTGGCTCTGAAAATCTGGAAATGGTTGAAAAGTGGGTTAATACTGTCGTGCTGATGGTACAGCAGGTTTATTATGCCAAGTCCGGCCCGGAAAGAAAAGCGATTGTCATTGATATGTTGAGAGGCATCCTGACCCAGAAGAACATTTCCATATCCGAGGAACAGTTGGATGCGTTGATCGAGGCGGCTGTTAAGGCGATGAAGATGGAAGAGGCAAAAGGTGAAACAACGACAGTAAATGTGGCGGCTCTGACTTCGGAGTAAGGAGGCTATGATATGGCAAATATGAAAATCAGCAAGAATGGAATTGCCCTGATTAAATCGTTTGAGGAATGTAGGCTTAAAGCGTACAAGGCGGTGAGTACGGAAAAGTATTACACCATTGGCTGGGGGCATTATGGGGCTGATGTGAAAGCGGGGCAGACGATTTCTCAGGAGGAGGCGGATGCCCTGCTCCTGACGGACATCCAAAAATATGTGGGATATGTAAATTCGTATGTGAAGTCATTTGCTCCAAATCAGAATCAGTTTGATGCCCTGACATCGTTTTGCTATAACTGCGGCGCCGGGAATCTGAAAAGGCTGGTATCAGACCGGACGGCAGAGGAAGTCGCCAAGCATATCACAGAGTACAACAAATCCGGCGGAAAAGTCCTGAACGGACTGGTGCGGAGAAGGAACGCAGAAAAAGAACTGTTCTGTAAAGGTATGGAAGTGAGCGTTGCCATTATTGTTGGCAGGGCGCGAATTGACGAGAACGGAAAAATCTCTGGTGGAGCCGCTGGCGACCAGACCGGGAAAGAGGTCAGTACGCAGGATTATTATATGCACTCTAAAGGTTGGTATCTACTCCGGCCAAAGAGCGTAGAGGATGCTGATAAACTGGCGGCTTCCATGCAGGCGGCTTGTGACAATGACAATATCGGTTACGACAAGAGCGAACGACTGGGAATCATCACCCAGATAAAGAAATACGGCAGTATGGCCAAGATTCCAGTAAAGACAGAGGCAGACTGCGGAACGCTTGTAAGGGGATGCTGTATTGAGGCAGGGTTTGACCCCGGAAACTTTACCACATCCGGGGAAGTTACGGCGCTTACTAAAACAGGAAGATTTGAAAGCAAGGTTGCAGTCACATCTGCAACAGTTCTTTTTAATGGTGATGTTCTGGTGACGAAGACCAAGGGGCATACAGTGATTGTTGTAAGCGGGAATACCCGTATGAGTGAGAACATTTCCAGCACTGCGATCAGCACAACGCTTCAGCCGGCCCAGTCTAAGGATAGCCGCCTTTCCGGTACATACGAGACCACGACAAATCTTAATCTGCGGTATGGCCCGGACAGTAGCAGGTACGCCTCCAAGGTAGTTATGCCGAAGGGGACAAAGTTCCGGTGTTATGGTTATTATTCTGAAGTGTCTGGAGAAAAATGGCTTTATGGCATTGCTGCCGTAAATGGGAAGCAGTATACTGGCTTTGCGAGCATGGGAAAGAATGGAGGATACATAAAAAAATAGATCCGCTTGAGATAATTGACTTTTATATTCCATTTCGATAGAATATATCAAAAACCGCTATAAAATAACAAAGAAATACAAAATAGTTAATCATGTTATTTTATAGCGGAAGGAGCGGCGACGTATGATAAGAATTTTACTATCTACTAAGCTCGGTGAACTCAGATGGACACAGGCAGACTTGGCACGGGCCACTGGCATCCGGCCGAACACAATCAACGAATTGTACCATGAGTTGGTTGACAGGGTTAATCTGGAACATTTAGATCTCATTTGTGAAGCCCTGGGCTGCAAACTTGATGAGTTGATTGTGCGGGTGCCGGATGAAAGTCCAAAAGTCCTACATACCAAGAACGGCTCTCTGATTTCATCATCATCTGACAGGTAGTGCTGCAACACTGCCGTCATAAAGAAAGGCGTTCATGGGTCGAACGTCTTTTTTTATATCACAAATTTTAAGCACATGCAATGAAATTTACTTCCAAAGACTTTTTAAGAACACTAACGTCCATATCATTATCTACATATCCCTGAAGAATGGTTTTGACATATTGGATAGAAGGCCGGCCCGGGAGCTGTGCTTCATCCATGATATAGACCATGGCCTTCTTTTTCCTCCCGGCAATAGTTACCATGATGTCTTTCTTGAAATAGTAGCGTGGGTATCCCTCGTATATGTCGAGGCGGTATTCATCTGCTGGCTGAATTTCCCACACAAGGACCGGTACGGTGGATCCCTGCTTTCTTATGATTTTGGCATGTGAGTTCGCCTTACGGCCTCTGTAGACCAGCTCCCAGTTATTTAATACTCCCTTTGCATAAACGCTCGCAGAGGGACATCTAGCGGCCATCTGGGCCAGGTTAAGATTGCTTCCGTATGCTATGTATAATTTTCCCATGATTCACCCTCCTGTTATCTCCAATAATCCAAATCCGGCTCTCCGGTATAACGGTTCTCAACAAAATAAGCTATATCAATATCGTTCTTGCTTTCAATTTCTGCCTTTCGAAGCTGCCTGCTATAGTGCTTGGCAATACTTTTTGCGGCTGCTTTTGATAGCCCGCTGTGCAAGATTCCGATTGAACCATAGCCCATTGTTCCATCATAGATTTTTACCATATAGGTGTTTTCTTCCATCATAATTTCCTTTCTCCCCGTCATGCCGGTAGGTCAGCGTGTGTATTAAGCAGCTCTGCAAACCATGCCAGCAGATTTCTTTAAAGGTGTCATAAGCCAGAGGCAGCAAGTTTTGAATTCTTCACCGGAAAGACCCAGGCGGCGGGTAAGTACATTTCTCATAATGGTTACTTTCTGCTGAGGGGTGTATCCTTCCATTGAACGGAATGTGATTTTTTCGGTGCTTTCAATAGCCCATGCGCTCATTGCAAGGCAGAACTGAATATATGCTTTGATTTTTCCGTAATGCAGAGTACTGTTAAAAAGGCGGAATTCAACAGTTCCTTTTGTAAAGTAGGAATGAAGATTAACGCCGTGATAACGGGTTTCGTTATAGTGTGCGTGATTGATTCCCCCGAAATAATCATCGTTTGCGGAGCTGTACCAGATGCGTTCTGCTTCGCTTTTTGTCAGTTGGGAGCAGGATTTCATCTCTTTCAAGATGTTTTCGTTTAATTTTTTGCACCAGCGGAGGCCGCGGCTTCCGATTTCTAAAGCATCATAAATTAAATCCTGACGAGAAATCATGAAAGTAACAAGTCTTTTTAATGAATCGGGGGTATGATTTGCTCCGTCCACATGAATGTGAATACCGCAACTGCTATTTGCAAAAGCGCCGGCGTTGCTTAATTCCCTGACAATATTTTGAAGTAATTCAATATCTTTATAGTTTAAAGGCGGAGTTACAAATTCTACTTTGTGTTCATCACAAGCACGGCCGTTTTTAACGTCTTCATCGATTGAACTGTCACGCATGATTTTCCATGACCTTCTGGAAGAATCTTTGATAGTCCGTGTATAGTAAGGGGAGCCTTTCGGAGTTGAAGGAGTGCTGTTTAAAACCTTCGCAACTACTTCTGCTGCTTTTTCTCTTGTGATACCGGTCATTTCGATTTCTACTCCAAAGCGCTGTTTTTTTAACATGTTTATTTCCTCTTTGTAATTAATATATTGATTAAATTGATTAGCTTTTTGATGATTATATTCTATCATATGGGTTTGGGATGTCAATAGTTTTTTGATAAAAATAATTAAAAAGTTGATTATTTTTATTGACATAGTGATTATGAGAAAGTATAATTTGAGAAAAGGAGGGATATTATGATTAAATGTAATCTCTGTACCTATATGGGAAACAATAGAATGAAGATTCAGGATGTTTGTGATAAGACGGGGCTGGCCCGGAATACTGTTGGCAACTTATATAAAGATAATGCCACAAGAGTTGATTATAATACTATGAGTAAGTTATGTGAGCTGTTTCAGTGCAACGTGTGTGATTTGTTTGAATTTATACCTTCATCCCAGGAATGAAGCCGTGACATTATTGTGACATTAAGCCGCTTCCTAAATAAATGTAATGTATGGAATAGGTGTAATGAGGGGGAGAAAAAAGAGATTTTAACATATGTTATAACAAAAAATCTCCCAAAGGATGTCGAGTTCGAATAGATGATAAAAACGCTGGAAGCCTGTATTTATGCGGCTTTCCAGTGTTTTAATTTGTTTGTGGTTCTATTCTGGTTCTAATTTTCTTATTGAAAATCAAATGAACAGTTAGAAAAACGTTTGAAAGCGCAGGAAAATAAATAGAGTTAGAAAGTAAAAAAGAATATGTTAAAAACAGAGTTTTTGATAGAAATATAGCTATCAGAACCTCTGTTTTTTTATTTTTTAACATGAATATATTTTTGGTTTTGTAAAAGCATTTTTATTAGAACATAAATTCTAATCCAA